GTCTCCAGCCGAGTCTGTGCCTGTATGACAAGCATCTCACCGATTTCGGCACGCTGAAGTGCATCAAGCACCTGCTTCCGCAACTTCTTGCGAATGTTCATTGATACGGTCGTGTCTGACGAGAAGGAAAGAACGGGTCATCCGCCGTCATTCCCAACTGCTGTCTAACCAACGAATTCACAATGGACAATTGGGCAACGCCAGCATCGCGATTGCTCGTAATTGCGAACACCCTCTTGCCGTCCCGAATGTCATTCAGAATGCCCGCTGCCCGGTTCGCCTTGGCCTTGACGCTCTCGGGCACATCTCCACCGCGACGCTCAAACAAGTAGCAGAGAGCCAGATCAGCCACAAGTCCCTGCAGAAATGCATTGTTGGCCGTGCCCAGTGTTTCCAGATCAGTCACGGTATAGACATTGCCGATCGTAGCCGCAGCCGCGATCTCCTCGCCACCGCGCAGCAACGCGTATGTAATGACATCGTTGCCGACTAAAGTAGATGCGTCGGTGTTGTCATCCTTCGCCAGTTCCTTGAGCAACCGTTCATCGGCGTAGCGAATGAAGTCAGCGTTTGCGAGCAGTTGGTTCATAACTCCTCCAAAGAAAGGGGGCGGCACGGCTTTTCACCGCACCGCCCCTGCTCCCGTTTCCACCCAAACTCAGGCCGCGATGTCGTCGATGAAAAGTCCGCTCAGGGGTGCGGTCAACTCAATAGCAGAGTTGTCGACCACGCTGCCCTTGGTGCGGCGATTCCACGGGTCATCCGAGGTTTCAACCGTCATGTCCTCGTAGGCGAACACGGACAGCGTGCTGAAGGATGGACCCTCATTGCCGACCAGACCACCCGGACGGCTGACGAACACCATATCCGGTGCAGCAGCCGTGCCGTAGAAGAATCCGCGATTCGCCGCAGGACCAGTGACATTCGGAGTCTTGCGGTTGGAGATGCGGACCGTGTCATCCACGACCACGCCACCAAGACCGTACAGATCCGAGGGCAGACCATACAGACCAAAGGTCTGCGAGCCACGGAGGTACTCCATCGCTGCGGGATAGTTCTTCACATAATCAGTCACATCCGCAGTCGCCGCCAACAGACGGGCGGTGGTCGGATTGATGATCATGATGATGTCCTTCGGACGCACCACGCCGACCGTGTTCTGAATGATCTTCTCGCATGCGAGTCGAATGATCTTCTGAACATTTCCCGTTGAGGAGTAAGCACCAGCACCGAGTGCCGACGCGTTCGCGAAGTAGTTGACACCGGCGGTCCAGTTGCCAGAAGTGGTCAGCGTGGTCGCGGCACGGTACGAGCGAAGCGTCATCATGCGCTGGGCATGAATACGAGCGTGGCTCGCAACGATGTCCCACGCCGACTGCTTCTGATTCTCGTAAGGAATGCCGAACGAGGACTGGAACCGCTGGCAGGTGTACGGAGTGAACTCAAAGTCACTCTGAACACCCGTCGGGCGATCCTCGCCCATCGGCCACTGGTAATCCTGCGTGTTCACGACTCGGGCAGTCTCTTCCTCGTCAATGCGAAGGAAGTAGCCCTTCATCTGCTGCACAGGGACGATCTGAGCGTACTGCGTGATCGCGAAGGAGTTGACGCTGCGCGTGAACTCAATCTGAATCGCACCAGTCGCGGGCGAGAAGGTGGGCACGAAGGTATTCGGTCCACCGCCAATTCCGTATTCAGCCATTTGTCATTGCTCCTTTTGTTGTTGGCCGTGGATCAATACTTGACGAAACCACCGATTCGCATGGCCTCAATGATCTCGTCAGCCGCTCCGTTCTGCAGGGCCACATAGCCGTGGTAACGGCGAGTGCCCGCAGTCGTGGTAGCAGCCTGACACTTGCCATTGGCATCGGTTTCCAGCAGATCGCCGTGCGTCACCGCAGTGCCGACCTGAATCTGAATCACCGCTCCACCCTGCAGACTAATCGGCAGTCCAGCGGTCGCGTGATTCGCGGAATCGAACGCAAGCGTGCTGGCATCGGAAACACCGGCGATTGCGTTGGTGTCCGCTGATGCCTGAAAGCCACGATTGTCGTTCGTCACGCCTGCGGTTGCGGTAACGGCGACGAATCGGTACGGCGCGATGGTTCCGCTAGCGATCAGTTGGGGAGTATCAGAGAAAGATCCCATGATTCATTCCTTTCGATCAGGCCTTCTGGCCCGAATACTTGGCGAACAGTTGACGGTACTTGTTTGCATCGCCATTGGCCTCGGCCATAGCACGCTGATAGGCCTCACGGTCGGTCAGACCACCCTCATCATCGGTCACGGTGAACTGCGCGAACGACGGCAGACCGATCGGGTCGCGGCTCATGGTCGCCTTCCAGAACGCAATCTTGGCGGCTGGATTGCGGCTGTCGGCCAGTTCCTCCACCATCGAATTGCGGAACTTGCCGCAGCGGTAGCCCTCGCGAACCATCGCATCGACCTCTCGGGCGAAACGCTCAAGGCGCAGTTGCCGCTCATAGCGGGCATTCTGATCCTCAAGTTCACGAACGCGAGCGAACAGTTGCTTGGTCATCTTGGATCCCTTCGAATTCATTGATCGGAAACCACGCTTGCCACCTGCAGCAGCCTCGGCATCCATCTCATCCTCATCCTCGTCGGCAGACATCTCATCTTCGTTGTCCGAGAAGTAGGACATTTCTTCATTCTCGGCTTCCATTTCGGACTCTTCGCCCTGATGAGAACCGATATCGACATGCACGCCCTCACCCTCCATCTCCTCCGGCTCGCCCTCAGCGGCCAAGGTCATTTCCTCACCAGCCATCTCCTCCTGCTCGTCAGCGGCGGACTTCTCCTTGTCCTCATCCACCACCTGCATTCGCTTCTTCATTCGGCTTGGCATTTGATTCCTCTTGGTTCCTGCGGCTGGCACGAAGGTGTTTGCGCCTCCACCCACGCCAATTTCCGCGAATTGTGACTTGTTGTCAATAGATAGGCGCAACGATCCCATCGGACGCTCAAATACGACCTTCTGCCCGTTCTTTCCGAACCTCGTGTCCGGTAGCGGTCTGCGGGGCGTATCCCGACCGAGCAGGGCTACTTCAGACAAGTGGTCATCCTTCCAGATTTCAGCCGATCGGCGGGGAAAGGCATTGTTGCCAAGCAACTTATCGAATAGCGGCTTGGACATCTCCACATCGCCCACGATGTAACCGACTCCACCGCGTTCCTCGTATCGCACATCCGTGATGTCACCCACGGCGGCAGGGACGGCATCCTTGCCCTCTTTCTCATGCTCAATGACTAACTTGGGCCGAGAGCCACGAGCGATGAACTGCCGTGTGCGCTTTGCGATGTTTCGGACCTTGCCATTGTCGTATTGCGCAATGGCTTCGTCCTCGCCAGAGTCGATAGCAGGGTCGAAACCCATGAACAACTCAAGATCGCGAATGCGAACCTTGCCGTCAGGAGTCTGTTCGATGGAATGCGAAGTGTTCATTAGTAGAACTTGTCCTCAATCATCCGAATTAGCCAATCGGACGATGCTTCTTCCACCAAGATTCAACGAATGCAATAACTGCCTTTTTCGTTTGAAACTTCTTCACGGTACGAATTTCTCGTTTCTTGTCGACATCCCACAACACTGCTGAATAGGTTCCATCCGAATGTGTTTTCCAAAGCATTTCGACATCCATTGGATTTTCGAACTTCGCCTTCTCGCCGGGGCGGGAGAAATACTGGTCACTAATGTCCATTGCGTTGCGATAAACCTGCCCGATCTCATCGTTCTTGTTATCTGTCCGCTTTACAAACTCAATTGCATCTTTGATCTCAGCAATATCCCCCCGATCGGCCTCGACCTGCTCCAACATGTCAAGCAGGTCATTGAGTTCGGCTAGAACCTTTTTTCTATTCGATGCGAACTTCGCCTTCGCGCCGGGGCGGGAGGCGGTCACCTTGCTGAGCACAAAGGGTGCGTTTCCAATCCACCTGTTGCCATCAAGTTGATAGTCAACGAATGTTCCCCACGGCGTGTCCTGCATTCTGATGTTGGTGACCTTGTAGGTCTGGCCTTTCTTCATGCCTTGCACGGAATCTCGCGCCACGACCTTATCGCCGACCTTGAATCGAGTACTTGCGGACATCTTGTCCTTCGCGCCGGGGCGGGCGAAGGAATATCGAACTCTGTCGGCCTGTCCAGCAGTATGAATGCCTGATGACAACATCTTCAGGTCCTTGTTCTTCTTTGCAGCGGTCAGAATCGCAATGACGCGAGGAATCATCTTCGTTTCGACATCGAAGATTTCTCTCCTCTTAGCACTGCACTTTTGTTCCAATGCCTTCATCTCGGCAATAACGCGGTCAGCCTCGCGATCATCGCCAGCACTCCATTCATCTCCCACGGCCATCGTGTCCTTCGCACCGGGGCGGGAGAACCGCTTGTTTGGATGACCCCTTGCGATCTGCCTATCTATCCAACGCTGTGCATCTTCGCGAGTCTTGAATCGTGCAGATAGAATACGCTCTCCAATCCAAGCGAAATAAGCATTGAACCTGATCCCGATGCGATGTCGTTCCCTGTCGATGCCCCACTCGGCATCCTTCGTTTCTTTGTGAACGATGTTCTTCACATCGTCCGTGTCGAACTCCGAGTTTCGGGCTGCGTAGAACTTGTTCTCAATCTGCTTCGGATTCATCTCTCACCTCTAAGTGGTAATAGCCGCCGACGGCTGGATTCGGTCCATCGTGTTCGATGTTAGCCTTCTTCAGTTTCTTTGCAACGAATTCAGCGATAGCCGGATCTTCAAACGACACGATCAACAGGTCATCGTGGTCGCAAACGGCACGCCATCCGCCCGATGGCAACATCTGCTTCTG